GTTTTCTCAGAAAAACCAAGTTTGTAGGCTGTATAGTCAGTGGAGCTCTCCTTTACGCACCCGCAGGCTTCAAACAGGCTCGCCCAGGCCGGCGGTGTTCCTGGAGTTCCGCTTCCTGCAAGCTCAACTGTAATAGTGGCCTCAACATACTTCTTTCCGGGGACGCTTTGAGGGGTATAGAAAGAGTTGTTAATTACCTTTCTGTCAACCATTTCTACAACAGGTTTTATCTTGACCTCAGAGGCCACAAAAGCATAGGAAGGGTCAACTGTGGCAACTCCAGTAACAGCATCTCCAGTATAAACTGCACCTACTACCGGGTCCAAAGCGGCCGCTACCAGGACTTTCTTTGCATGTTTCATTACTGCCTCCGGAATATGACGTTCAGAGTTATGTCCGCTCTGCGGTAGGGGTAAATGGCCCCAACGTCAGAGCTGATAGAACCAACAACCGTGTAGAAGGAGCTCCCCTCGTAAAAGTCCAGAGCCCTTTCTATTTCCTCAATGAGGGCGACGAGATTAGCGTCAGAGTCCCTCTCCTTTGTTAGTAGCTTTAGCTCCACCTGCATGTTTATTTGGGTCCGGCTGAGGAGCTCCTTAGGGTTCTCGCCTTTGTAAACAACCGCAACGGCGGGAAGCTGGGCGTCTGCAACGTCCCAAAGGTTGCGCCTGACTGTTTTAAGACCGTCTATTCCTTTAAGAACGTCAACGATTTCATCAATGATTTCGTTTCTCATAGCCACTTCCAGACGACAGAGTTAATCATGTGTCCCTTATCCACGAGGGCTTTGGAGCTCCCTTTTCTCTTGATTGTCTGAGGTTTTAGGGGAATAAAAGGCCTGCCCCAGATGTCGGTCTGCCTGTCGACTCCTTCTTTGATATTTGCAATCAGAGCGTTAGCTGTATCGGCAACAAGCTCTTTAAGAGTACTGTTTGAGGTAAGCCAATGGCGCTTAATCTTCTCAAGCGTAGGTTCAAAGTCCCTTCTTACGCCGAACCAGGGACGGGGAGGAATACCTCTTTTGGTTCCGTAGTGTTGCCAGATTCCCTTCCTGTTTTCAAAAGGGGTTGCAAGGTAGATAACAGCTTTAGCCGGCTCATATTTCTCAGCTTCCTTGTGGAGCCACTTCTTTATAGCGTCAAAATTTGACTCAATTTTTATCATCCTCGCCCCACATAACCGCCTGAAGTGCTGACAGTCTCGCCTTCGTCGTTAATAACGAGGATATTCTGAATTGCCTCCTCAAAGGCTTCCTTATAGCTTTGAGCTTTAGCGTAGAAGATGTCTTCCTTATCTCTTGAGTTCATGTTGAAGATTAGGTAAAGGGCCTTGAGACAGGTTAAAGTTTTGAGCTCGTCAGGTGGGACGCTCTCCGGGTCAATTCCCTTAGCCTTCAAGCTAAGATTTATCTGGGCTTCAGCAAGGGTAATCTGAGGGGAAAAGTCTTCCTGCCCTTGAGGCACATAATCGGTTATAGAGGGCTCATATCTTAAAAGGTCTTCTTGCGTTGCGTATGCCATTACTTGCTACCTCTGCCGGAGTTCCTTCCCTTCGCCTTCTGCTTAGGCTTCTCCGGAGTTCTGGATTTGTTTGTCTGCTTTGGCTTCTGTTCAGGCTTCTCCGGAGCTCCTTTTGTCTGCTCTCTCAACTTCCTAAACCTTTCCAAGATGTAGCCCATGGTTTCCTCCAAAGGGGGCACAAAGCCCCCTGAGTAATTACTTGCACCTGATTTCAATTGCTCCGTCCGGGTAAGTAGCGACGGGGCCTACGGCGTAGTGAACCGTGCAGGAAATCATCGTTGTCCTTGCCGCAATGTCCCTGAAGGTCTCAACCTGCGGCCTGCGTTTGTAGATAAGCCCTACAACTCCGCGCCTTACGAGGAGGTTTTTGTAGTAGTAGGTGCCTGCGGAAGCATCAACCACAACCTTTTCAACGATAGAGGAAACGACAACAGGAATGCCGTAAATCTGTCCGATTTCGCCGGTCTGGAGTACGGGAGAGCCGTACTTGGAAGCGTCAATAAAGTTCGGGTCTTTGTAGAGCTTTGCCTTGAGCTTCGGGTGAATTACAAGAACAAAGCCGTTGTTAACGGCATCTTCGTAGTCTTCTTCCTCACCAAGTGCATCGGCAATGATAGAGTAGGAAATATCTGTGTTTTGGTCTCCGAGAACCTTAGAGTTGCCCTCAGCGTAAGAGACGAGCTCATCATAGATATCTTTGTTAATCTTTCTGTTAACTACCCTGACAATCTGCCTGCGGGCTTCTTCAAGTGGGTCGCCAACGGCAGTAAGGAGCGCCTTGTCGGTAATCTCTACAAGTTTCCCTACTTCCTTGATGGTTACTGTCTTTTCAGCCTGAGTGAGGATTTCGGGAGTGAGAGCGTCGGTTTCAGCTACCTCCTCTGCATCAGAAAGGGGAAGGAAATTCGGAAGGTGAACTGTTTCTCCTGGCTGTCCTACAAGGGTATCGTACTCCCTCACAAGTTGGCGAAAAACGGTTGTATTGCCGACAAAGTACGCCTGAAGCGCATCAGCAAAAACGTCAGGTTTTATAACGTTAGCCGACGTAGTTGGCCCTGTAGCCATGATTTACCTCCTAACCTCTTAGGTTTTGCACAAGCCTTTGATAGAGCTCCGGGTTTTCCTGAGCGAGCCTCATCATCTCGCTCACTGTCATTTTTGTAAGGTCATACTGCTCGGTCGTTGACGTGGGCATTTCAGAACCTACAGCAGGGACAGGCTTAAAGAGTCCTTTTTCTTTTGCCTTTGCTATCCACTCCAGTTTTTGTGCAGGCGTCAAGCCTTCGGGAATAAGGTCTCTAAACTGTTCTGGAATCTGATTGAGCTCTGCCTCAAGCAGTTTATTGAGCGCTTCCTCAGCCTTCTCGGCCTTTTCCTTGTAAGTGTTTAGTTGAGCTTCAAGCTCTTTAACTTTCTTTTGAAGTTCCCTCGCCTTGATTCTCTTTTCTGCCGCTTCCTGCCTGAGCTTTCTCACATAGTCAGCAGGGTAGAGGAGCTCCTCCTCAGCCCTGTCAGCTTCTGCCTCAAGTTCCTGAGCCTCTTTCTCAAGCCTCTCACTTTCCTCAATGGCGTTCTGAATCTGCTCCTGTGTATCACCCACCTGAGGAGCGGTCTGCTCTTTTGGTTTTTCAGGTTGCGGGTCTACCGCCTGGTTTTTTGCTTCTTCAGGCATTACTTGCCTCCCTTGCAGTGTTTTTCGTAAAGGCTCCTGGCCTTACGTTCTACCGTTGAATAACCGTGCTGAGCGGCCCTGACAATGGCGGCTTTGAGCAGGTCACAGCGGATTTTCCCTGTCTTAGGGTCGCGGTAAGGGAACTTCCTCTCCCTGGGGAGCAGAAAGTAAGAAGACGGCAGTTGCTTGCGCTTCTTCTGGCTCTTAATAACTTGCTTAACCGTTTTGGGTATTTGCTTTCGCTTAATAACCTTTGCCATTTTCAGCCTCTCTGGTTTGATACTATTTGTTTTGGGAATGGGGTGATGTAGGATTTGTGAGAGTTTGTGAATGGTCAAAGTTTTCAGGAGGTATCTTGGAGCTCCTACACTATATTGGTCTTCAGGAAATAATCATCATAACGCTTGCCTTTGTGGTTTTCTTGGGCTTCCCTCTCTATACCCTCGTTAAGGTGCTTAAAAGCCCAGCATCAGGGACGATGAAGATTGTATGGACACTACTTGTTATTTTTCTGCCCTTAGCAGTCTGGGTTCTTTACCCTATTCTTAAACCTCACAAGACTACTTAGCGAGATAATCAGGGACCGGTATCCACTGGTGTCTGCAGTTGGGGTGAAGCCCGTAGCTAAAAACGTACGGGCTTATCTTCAGCCACTCCTCCCTCGTTTTTATCTTCCCAACGTAGCGGCGGCAAATAGCCGAGGTTCTTTCGTCCACAGGACCAACCATCTTATAGTACCTGTAATTTCTCTCCTTGTTTACCTCCTCTATTGTCGTCCTGAATGCCCGGTGGAGCTCCGAGCGGGCTATTGTCTCCAACCTATGTTTTGTAACGCCCCTGAAAAACCCGTCTTCTGCCTTGAGAGCTCTCATTATGTCGTCAATACTCATCGGAGAAATTGTAGCTTGAGTTAGAACTCTTGAAACCGTCACCTTTACATCTTCAGTAGCCTTCATTATTGAAGACTTATAGCTGGTATAGACGGCCTTGGCTACCTCCGGAGAAAGCACCACATTAGTCATAGACAGGCCGTAAGCAGTAATAACCTCCCTGAAACTCTGCTGGAGGGCCGGCAGTATTCGCTTGTTGAACAGACTTTCATCGTCAGTAACGTCAGCAAGGGGTTTAACGATAAGCTCCTGTAAGACA